GGAGCTCCACTGGCCTTTGGGCGTGCACCAACAGTGGGTGCAGGTCTCTTAAACCTAGGCTTTACAAACTTAGGTTTCTTTGTTTCGTCGCTCTTGTGCACAGGCGGTAAGTCATTAATCTGAGGTTTTCTTACGGGACGCTTGGAAACGTCTGCCTTTTCGGGCTTGGGCACAGTGGAGCGTGTCACGCGAGGGAGCCGAACTCCCGCGGGTAAGACTTGTTCATCTACAACCACGGGGTTAGCTGGCTTCGGCTGTTGGGGCTCACGTAAAAGCGGTGGGGTGAGCAAATCCTCCAGGCGCTCACACTTGTTTAACCAAGCGTGGAACGCGTCCAATCGCAGATCTGGGAGGACTCGTTGGGTGTATTCTAGCATCCACTCTGTACCCTCATTGGGGTACTGATCATTCGCGTCGTACTGCAGAGTCCAAATGCGGAGCTCATCTGCAGCCTTCGTGCGCTGGAGTGTGGCACCGTTGAGTTCAGCGGCGCGGCGGCACAAAGGTCCTATCACTGGGGTGTTCAGATCAGTGTACGAATAAGCTCTAAGTTTCTCAATGAGCTTCATAACTGGTGTGATACCGTAGGACAACGCGACTGTCACGTGCAATTTAGTAAGCTGGCGCGGTAGGTCACAGCATGAGTCTGCTGCGCCCTGCCAGACGTAAGGGGAATACATCCGAGCGAGGAAGCTAACACCGTGTTGACCACGTGGAACAACCTCGACTTCAACAACCTGTCCGATGCACCTGGCAGCTCTGCGGTACGCTTCTGGGCAGACATCGGGCGTTAACCCGTCGTCACCTCCGTACATACCTAGGCGTGCCCATGCGATCTCGGGCGGCATGTGTCTCAACCTTCCTTCCAAATACGAACAAAACGAATTAGTGAGACCGTTAAATGCAGCAGTCTCAGGAGAACCTGAAGCGCGGGAATATCCGCTGTCATAAGATACACCTTCTGTGGTGTAACCCTTGAGTCCATACTGTGATCTGTGGAGTTCAATAAGTTTGTCGTGGTGTATGTGTCGGAATGCTCGTAGCAATGCCTTACGTTCAAGGCAACGCATAACGTTTGATCCGTGCCCATCGAATTTACTAAAGTCCGAATTGCAGACACTCGATATTGCTTCGACACATATCTCTGCGATACGGTGCGCGATCTGCTTAGGTGTCTTACCGAAGGCATACCACTTCTGAGATTTGAGGACTTCTTGAGTGAAGGAGTAGAGAAATTTAGAATATTCCACTTTGTCAACTCCATTTATAGTAGAGATGACTCGAGGTGCTTTCACGTCGCCGTAGGTCTCTTTCTTAAGAAAGGACTGAACGACGCGTTGGTACACAGCTGATGCCAGCGAAGCATCTTCGATGATTTTACGCTGGGCGGGGCGATTCTGTTTCTCCTTAACCTCATCATCATCAGTTGGGTCAAGCTTGTGGGGTTCAGGTATCAAAAATGAGATGAATTCATCCATTGTTTTGTCCAGAAATGGAGTAATCTGGATTACCTCAGGGGCCACCTTCTTGATTCTTTCATTGACTGCTTCAACCTCTGAGGCGCTGCCCCTATCAGGAACGAAGCAATCACCTAAGAAGGGCTGCATGAAAGGCATCATGAGGGATTTATTGGCGGGTTCGTACGTACTTGGGTTGAACTGATAACGTCGAATAGAATCATCGACGGGACAAACTACATCTGGCTTTGAACCTACTCGTGCTCTATGGTAATCTAAGAGGACGGCGGAAGCTACGCGGTCACCTTCAACCCATGAAAGAGTCTGGGGACCGGTGAGATCATACTTCGAATTACGTGCAGTGATTTCGATCGAATCATCGACCTCAACTGGAACGGTTGCCTCAGCGTGACCGTTGACACGCGCTGTGGAGACCTTCAACCCATCCTGGGTCGAGATCCTTAAGCGCAGGAAGTCACCATTCACTAAGCGAAACCTCTCTAAACGTGGTCCTTGTATAAAACAATAAGCAATAGGGGCAAGGATCCCGGTCCACTTAAGCAAAGGAACAATATAGATAAGCTCGTGATCAGGACTGGTGGGGCGTCGGTCAATGAGATACATGGCAGTGGAATACGGTATACCAAAAAATGTCTTTGCGACCTTAATAGAGTCGTGACTATAATTCCAGACCTGGTGCACATACAAACCTCCACCGGTGACACGATAATGAACTTGATTGTCTTTATCAAAGGTGAAACTGTAATTATTCGAGGTGCGTGCAGTAACATGGGGTTGGAATGTGTATAATACAATAGGACGACCGAATTGTTCGCAAAGGAAGCGCGGCATATCGAAGTATTGATCAACATCTACCATAGCTAACATGGAGTGGTCAGGAGGTGCAAAATCACTGGGCTGGGCAGTGAGGTCCTTAGCCCAAAAGGCGTACCTACAACCATTAAGTCCTTTCCGTTGGTCAGATTTTGAACATTGGACCATGTACGGTTCAAGGCCGATCATAGACGCCAAGCGAACAATAAAGTCCGTGGCAGTGGAGCGGTCTGCAGCGGCTTCCCCGTGCGAGTGCCCTGCAACGGGTTTGCGTTTTGTAAGGTCCTGCTCATTAAAAGCTGCTCTGCAAACTTCAGAACTCAACTCAGGTTGTTCCCCGTGTGGTCTAATAAGACGCAACACGAGGCCCTGAAGAGTGCACTGCGTAGTGAGACCTCCATAAAGAAGGAAAACACACACTAGCACTATCAAGATGCACCAATCGAAGTCTGATACAACTGCTGGAACATCAAGAAAGTAGTTCTGTAGCTCACAGTAACGTGTCTGTGGAAAGGTCCAAAAATAAAGGAAGGTTCGAGGCTGTGGGCAGACGATAAGGGAGTGAATATAAGCACTGTAATCGAAGTTCAACCAAAAGTAGTATGACCTATATAAAGCGTCATAAATGTCCAAGTACGTTGTATGTAAGTAATAGAGGTTCTCCAGACAAACTTCCGGAAAGTGATACAACGAAACAAGCGCACGCGTAATGAACGAACGTGCGGCATGGAATGCTCCTAACCCTAGAACGTAGGGCACCACCCCCATAGTTATTAAGGGGATGTATGGCTGAGAGGTCTCAGCTAAGGAACAAAGTAGGCCGTAGCCTAATTTTAAGAGCATCATTATTATAATGCGCATCTCTAGTAGCTGGAAGTTATTTATCC